CATTGCAAAGACTGTTTTATGGCTATAGCACAGTGGAAACCAACGTCAAAAATCAACAGTTTGCTGACATTGAGTTGGTAAAACGTGATTTACTTAATGCTTTTTACACCCGTCCCGGTGAACGAGTCATGATGCCAGAATATGGCTGTGCTATTTGGAACATGTTATATGATCCTTTTGATGATGTTACCCGTCAAAACATAATAGATGAAGTACAAAAAGTAATCAACGGTGATCCCCGTGTGCAAGCTAACAGTATTGCAGTAAATGCGTTTGATCAAGGTATAAGGTTACAAATGGATTTGTTTTATGTTCCATTTAACGCAATAGGGACATTTAGTTTGGACTTTGATCGTCGTACAGCAGAAAGTTATTAATAGAGATCATCATGGCAGTTACTCAACAACAGCGTCAAAGCCAACTTTTTTATGCTCAAGATTGGCGAGTTATATATCAAGCCTTTACAGAAGTAAACTTCACAGCATACGATTTTGATACCATACGTGCTGCAATGGTAGACTACATAAGGCTGACTTATCCTGAAGATTTCAACGACTGGATTGAAAGCAGCGAGTTTGTTGCTATTATTGATCTGTTGGCTTATTTGGGTCAAAGTCTTGCGTTTCGTGTAGATTTAAACACACGCGAAAACTTTATTGAAACTGCCACACGGCGTGAAAGTATAATACGTCTTGCCAGGATGTTGAGCTATAATGCTCCAAGAGCCATGCCCAGCCAAGGTTTGTTGAAAATAACCACGGCTATTAGCAACCAAGATTTGTATGATGCAACAGGACAAAATCTCAAGAATGTTCCCATAACTTGGAATGATCAAAACAATCCCGATTGGCTGGAACAGTTCATCCTAGTGATAAACAGCAGCTTGAACAGCAACAACTATTTTGGTAATCCTGTGAAAAGTGGGATAGTCAACAATATTCCCACAGAACTTTATGAAATGAATACCACCAACAATGGTAGCACAGTGTTTCCTTATAGCGGCAGTGTAGCAGGAAACAACATGGACTTTGAGTTGGTAAATCCTGATTTTTCCGTTGCAGATTCCACCAGCATTGCGACTGCCACAAGTGGGGTATTTTCTGAACGTGCCCCCAATCCCACAAACAGTTGGTACTTGATTTATCGCAGCGATGGACTGGGTAATACCAGTGCCAATACTGGATTTTTCCTCATGTTCAAACAAGGACAACAGGGATATACAGATTATCAGTTAGACTATCCTGTTGCCAATCGTGTGCTAGATGTAAACGTCAACGGCATTAACAACATTGATGTATGGGTACAAAATGTTGACAGTCAAGGCAACGTGCTGAAGGACTGGACTACTGTTAGCAGCGTGAATGGATTCAATGTCATTTACAATAGCTTGAATCGCAATGTGAGAGATATTTACAGCGTCTATACACGCGATAATCAAGGACAAGATCAAGTCAGTATTAGATTTGCCGATGGAAACTTTGGTAATGTACCCACTGGCTTCATACGTGTGACATATCGCCAAAGCAATGGCTTGGCTTATCAAATACGTCCTGTAGACATGCAAAATATTCCTTTTGCATTTAATTACAATGACAATCTTAACAATACATTTAACTTGGTATTATCTGCAAGTTTGCAAACAACAGTGGCAAATAGTCAACTGCGTGCCAGCAATCAACAAATACAACTTGCAGCTAGCCAAAACTACTATACTCAAGACCGCATGGTCACCGGCGAAGACTATAATGTATTCCCCTTGACTAACACACAAGCACTGAAAGTCAAAGCTGTAAACCGCACATACAGTGGACAAAGCCGCTTTCTTAACATAAACGATCCCACCGGCACTTATCAAAACATAAAACTTGTCAGCACCGATGGCATATTGTATGACGAGCCCGGCACCAATAAAGTGGAAGTCAGTGTTGCTAACACTCAAAACAGCTTGGCCCTTATTACCAATTACATTCAACCCATGCTGACTGGCAGTCAAGGACAGCAACGTGTAGCTCAAGAAGTCAAAGACTTTTATTATTATTACTATCCGCGAGCTAACTTGCAAAGTCAAGGCACAACTGTTTGGCAAACTGCAACAAGCAGCAGTCAAATTAGCACTGGTGCATTGTATCAAGGAAATGTTGCCCAAACTGTAGGTAGCAACGTTTCGGTAAGCAGTGTGTTTCACGTAGTTGCTCCCGGCGCTTTATTTTATGCCAACAACACATGGTGTGAAGTCACTGCTGTCAACCAACAAGGTGTAGGAACCAACAATGGCTTGTTAAGCACTGGCCAGGGAGCCATAAGCATTACTCCACCTCTTATAGCCAATACTATTGGGTATCAACCCACGGAAATAATTGCCAGTTGGAATCCCTTGTTCAATGCCCAAGAAACCTCAGATATTCAAACTGCTTTGGATAGAAAAAACAAATTTGGGATTCGATATGATTATCTAAATGCGCAATGGAAAGTTATTACCAGCGGCAATATCAATCCCGGTGCTTGGAGTTTAACTAACAGCGGTGACACTACCAACACAAATCGTGATAGCAGTTGGTTGCTGTTGGCTGCGTTTACTGGCAGCACATGGACATTCACAGCTCGCGCACAGCGATATGTTTTTGAAAGTGTGCGAGATGTTAGATTTTTATACAACACTCAATACAAAACAATTGACATAAACACCGGTGATGTCAAACAAGACAGTATAACAGTATTAGACATCAACACTGCCCCACAAGATCCCACAACTACAACTCCTGCCCCAGCGTTGGGCGCCAACTACATTTGGCGCATACTAGGACAAGACATTTATCCTGATGGTTATGTGGATAACACCAAGGTCTATGTAAGTGGTGAAAACAATCCCCTGGGCTTGCCACTAAATCCCAACCAATATGATATAATTGTAGACCCAGAAAACATCGCACAGCGTATGATATTTTGGACTTTAGTTCCCACAAGTGATGGTTACGAATATTGGCAGCCACGTGTTATTCCCACAAGCCGCATTTATACATATGCCAATCAACTGCCACCTGCAAGTGATCCCCTTTGGAGTCAAGGTGAAGTTGCATATGTGATGACAACTGGACAATTTTATCAGTGGATACGCCGGGGTCCCAGCGGAGAGTTGATACTTGTCACCAATAGCTGGAAAATGAAAATAGGCCGCCGTGGTTTAAAATGGATTTATGATCATTATGCTCCCAACGAGCAACGTATTGATCCAGCTATAATGAATATTGTTGACATATATGTGCTTACAAGCACATACGATACAGATTTGAGAAACTGGATAGCAACAAATGCTCCAGCCAGTGCTGAACCACAAGCGCCTACTAGTGAACAACTGCGCAGTGTTTTTTCAGGCTTGGAAGCATTTAAAACCATGACCGACCAAATAATATGGCATCCAGTGAAATATAAAGTAATATTTGGAAATCAAGCTCCTCAAGAACTACAAGTGCGTTTCAAAGTAATCAAAGCATCAGGCACCACAGTAACTGACAATGAAGTTAAAAGTCTTGTTATAGGAAGTATTAACGAATACTTTAGTTTGATTAACTGGGACTTTGGACAAAGCTTTTTCTTTACCGAACTTGCTGCTTACATACATATAAGATTAGCACCGGTTATAGCCAGCGTGGTTATAACTCCTTTAAATACTCAAGCACAGTTTGGCGATTTGTTTGAAATCAAATGCCAACCTGATGAAATATTCATTAGCAGTGCTAGAGTAACTAACGTAGATATTGTACAAGACTTCACCAACGCAACACTGGGTATAACACATGGCTAATCGCAAAATAGTAGAGTTACTTCCTCAAGTTAATCAAACAGCAGCATTAACGAAGTTTTTCAATGCCACTGTGGACCATTTGTTCCAACCAGAAAACAGTGAGTTTCTAGCTGGGTATGTGGGCAGTCATCCAGTCTATTACAATCCTGTTACAGATTTTTATGTTCCCGAGCCCACTAGTGATAGAGAAAAATATCAACTTTCACCCACTGTGGTCAGTCGTGATCCACAAAATGGTGCAGTGCAAAACATTTTGTTTTATGATGACTTGTTAAACAAACTGCGGTTGCAAGGTGCAATAACTTCAACTCCCGAACGTTTGTTTAACAATCGCTACTATAGCTGGAGTCCTCCAGTAGACATAGACTTGTTTTTAAACTGGAATCAATATCGCTGGGTTCCACAAGGTCCTCGACGTATTGATTTGCTTGATGTAACTGACTTTTATCAAAATATTCGCGGGCAGTCAAGTTACACTTACACTGGCAGTTATGCAATAGCCAACGCTGATGGCAGCAATGGAACATCACAAACAGGTTCTATTATTTTTACAACAGGATTGAAAATCAGATTCCTAGCTGACAGTCGTCCTGAATACAACAACCAGGACTGGATAGTTTGCAATGTTGGTGAAAAAATCCTACTAGTAAACGACGATTGGGCAAGTGATGCCACAAATGGTTTGCGAGTGTTTGTGGATCAAGGGCCAATATATCATGTGCAAGAACGTGGAACCTTAAACAGCAACAGTTATAGTTTGGCCAACAGATGGTTCCATTTAGATGTCTTGAATGTCAGCCAAACACTGGCTGTGGAAAATCCACAAAACAGCCTAACTGAAACTCTTGCCCTGCCTCCGCAACGGCCTATTTTGCAATATCTACGCAACTTGGAGTTAGGGAACCAAGGCACAACCAGCCGTGGTTATATTAACTTCACAAGCAGTGATCCCAACTTTATTGCAACTTACACAGGGCTTGCCAATCCCGCAATAAATGGTCGATCTTTGCAAGATGGTGATTTAATCTTGGTTATAAATGATCAGGATTCTCATGTAAACAACAGAATATACCAAGTAAGTGGTTTATCCACTATTGGACAATGTGTGTTAACCGCACAACCGCGCTCACCCTCGGACAGCAGCACACTAGCACAACTGGGTGATCAAGTTTTATTGATAGAAACAACAGGTGCTATTGAGACATGGCACTATACAGGTGCGTCTTGGCAATTGGGACAAAGTGTATCGACTGGTAGTCGTCCACTTTGGATGCTTTATGATGGTTCCGGCATTGCCTTAAATGATCTAGGTGCATACCCCGGTAGCACATTTACAGGCAGCTTGTTGTTCAGTTATCAAACAAGCGACTTCCGCAGTACAGATGCTTATTTGGGTATAAGTGTGGAACTAAATGAGTTTGGTGATTGGATATTTGAAAACCATCAACAAACTGACACGTGGACATATTTGCTTGACAACATTGCCACAGCGATTGGGGGCTGGAAATATTCCCGCATAGCTGCTGATGATTTTGTCCCGGAACAATATGCCAACGGATGGTATCAAGCTCAAAGTGACAGCCGACAGTATCTTGATTTGCAATACGTCATGGATCAAGGAACACTTTTGGGTGTAGGCGAGCAAAACAAAGTATTTTCAGGTTTAGCTTATCCCAACAATGCCCTGCTCATGCCCACAGGCGTGGAAATACCTGCTAATGAGGCAAACGATGTCCCTAGTGTAAATGTCATTAGAAATCGTCAAGGTGTTCTCTCACAGTTGTTGCAAAACACTGATTATAATGTCGAGAACACCAGTGTTGTCTTGGTCAATAATGCTCAAGAGCAGGATAGATATTTTATCAGTGTTTGGAGCAACAACCAAGTGCCCACAACACAACAAGGTGTTTGGCAGACACCCTGGAACCTAGCTAGAAATCCCAACAACCAAGATATAAGTGCTGTAAGCCGTGGTGAATACCTAGAACATTTGTCCAGCATGATAGCCAATCAAACTGGTTTTACTGGTGATAGTTTGGGATTCAATAACTGGCGCGATACTGCCAGAAATCCCAGCCTGGGCACTTATATTTTACAACACACTGCCTCCATGCTGAAGTTGGGAGTATTAAACTCTACTCCGCAAACAGATATTAACAGTATTACAGGCTATACTGATCCACAGTTGGTGATTACTTGGGCTGACAAACAATATCAAACTTTTTACAGCCGTTTTATCAATTCCCTATTCAATCTCAGCGCAAACCAAGGCTACAACCTAAATCAAAATCCGCAAGTTTGGGTGCAAGATGCCCTGCGTCAAGTAAACTTGGGTAAAACTGCCCGCAGCCCCTGGGCCAACAGTGGATATGATTTAACTCAACCAGC